GAACATGGTCCAGGTGCCGAATCCCGTCGTGACCATGACGAATCGTCTGGCATTGGCCCTGCGCTCGCTCTCCATGAGATCCGCTGATGCACACGTTCAGAACGTCCTCGCGATGGCTCCCGTGGTGCCGGATGTGCTTGATACGGTCAATTGGGATTTCTACTCTGCCGAACGTGCGAGACTGGCCGGATGTGACCCGCAGCTACTCCGTCCGAAGGAGGAAATCGACGGCATCCGGCAGGCAAGGGCACAGGCCGCACAAGCACAGCAAGCTGCGATGATGGCGAAAGAAGCCTCCACGGCAGTAAAAAACGTTGGCGGAATCGAAAAAGCGCGGGAACTTGTCGGCGGGTAATCAAATGAACGCCACCCTAAACGAACTCCTTCGCCCGCTCAGCGAAACCGAAAGGCCGCAGGTTGATCGTGCTGCCGTGCGACTCTTCGCGAATGAGGATTTCCAGCTCGTTTTCAGGAAGATGAATCAATCGTGCGGCGGGTTGTTCGCGTCGGTTTTCACTCCTGCGCACGGCATGGACGCCATGACTGCCGCGAGCATTGACGGCAATAAAGGCCACGTCAGATGGCTATTCGACACCTACCTCTCAAGTCTCGATGAGAAGGAAACCAAACCAACGGAGCAAGTAACGAAATGATCACCATCACACCCAAAGACGACATCCTCCGCGATGGCGTCAACATCGGAGTCATCCGCAACGGCATCGCCTACACATCGGAACCGCTCGCAGGCGTCATCAAGGGCCAAGTCAAAAAGGCCGCTGGCAATCCTGAGCTTACTTTCGAGGTCGTGGAAAATGATCCTCCTCAACACACTCCCGGCGCGGATTCTTCCGTGGTTGTTACCGCGAACGGGAAGGAGGGCCGGTTATGTGATGTGGCCGCGCCCTCCACTCTTATTCCCATCGTTGCCGAAGTCGCGTCGGAGCCTGCGCGCCGCTCTGAATACGGCGACAAAGACCCGATCTGGCAGAAGTGGTTCGTCGCCACGTTCGGCGCGGAGGCATTCACGGCCAAGTGGCCTGCGCGGAAACTTCCACAGTAAACACCCATGAGCGACACCACATCCACACCTCCCGCAGCAGAAGCACCGCCATCAATCGGCACTCTCGGCAATCCACCCGCATCCGCATCAACTCCGCCCGCGCCATTGCCGCAGGCGCAATCCTTCGCTGAGTTGCTCGATGACAAGGGCGGATTCAAGCAGGGATGGACTCAGGCGCTCCCTGAGCATCTGAAACCATTCGAGGGCACGTTTGCCAAGTACCCGAATCCATTCGAGGCTCTCGCAGGACTCGGCAACGCGAACAAGAAACTCAGCGAGCGGCAAGTCTCCGGCCCTCCGCCCGAAGGATCGACGCCCGAAGTCATCGAAGCGTATCAAGCGCAGGTCCGCAAGATCACGGGAGCGCCAGACAAGCCAGAAGGCTACGGCCTCGCCAAGCCTGAGAACCTGCCCGCTGGCATGGAGTGGAATCAAGGCTTTGCCGACAAGGTGACGGCCATTGCCCACAAGCACGCAGCCTCTCCAGTGCTGCTGAAAGAACTTGCTGCCGCCCACAATGAGAACATCGCGGAACTGATAGGCAAGAGCCAGAAAGCGCAGGAAGATCAAACACAAGCGGCCATCGCGGAACTCAATAAGGAATGGGGCGGAGACGCTCCCGTGCGCTGGCAGGAAGCAAAGCGCGGAATCGCCATCCTGGGCGGTGATCCGAACGCTGACAGCTACTCGGTGCAAGACATCATGCGAATGGCGCTCAACGCTGACAAAGCATTCCGCGAGGACAATGGACTCGTTGGCGGCGGAGATGCTGTCAAGCAGACTCTCGCCGAACGGAAACGCACTCTCGAAACTGATCCGGCTTGGCTGAATCCAAAAACCACGCAGGACCAGAGGCGCAACGATGAAATCGGCGCGGAACTCCAGCGGATTCATGAGGCGATGAAACGAGTTTGACCGATAGCCGGACCTGTAACCCGGCGCTTCAGTTGGTCAGAGAAGCCCGTCCTGCGAAAGTGGGGCGGGCTTTTTCGTGCCGTAGATGCTGCCAACAACTCGGCAGTGTTCGGCGTGGCGCCATGCAAACCCTGCCCATCCGTATTCGTTCACAAAGTAGGCGCTGCCTTCCATGATCCGAGCCGTGTCCCTCATTGGCGTTGCGTTCGGGCTGTCGTATGTCGGGCGCTCCAGGTGATCGTATTCAACGGCGAATTCTACAATATCGCCCTCCTTGATGTCGATTCCGTCTCGGTCTTTGAGTCCAATGGGTTCTCTCATGGCAAAAGATGCCTTCACGATGCCGTGATTTCCAATGGCATTTGGTCTATCTGCCGCTGGGTTTCTCAAATCTGATAAAAAGAACTTGCGCTGAATCCTCATTTGTGAGAATCTCGACATGTAACCCGCTCACGCGACACGTTACGAAACCGAGCAACGAGGCCCGTCTCAGACGGATACCCGAGAAGCCGGAAGACATGAATCTTCCCTGCCAGCCTTCCCGCTGGCTCTCTCAACCTCCGCAAATTCCTCTTCATGAGCGCAATTCCAGACTACTTCCCAGACCAGTTCTCCACATCGTGGCAGGACACACTCCAGCAAATGGAGTCGCGCCTACAGGGCGCAGTTGAGCGCGCCGACTTTACCGGCGAGCGCAAAAAGTTCAATCTCGTCTCGGCTTTCGAGTCCACCGAGATCACTGAACGCCTCGCGGATACTCCCGTTGTGGAGTTCGCCGGTTCTGAATACTGGATGTATCAGAGCCCCTGCCACGTTCCGACATGGTTCGACAAATACGACGACCATTTCCTCGGTCAACTCGTCAAGCCAACGTCTGACACCGTTCGCGGTCATGCAATGGCTCTCAATCGCAAGATTGACGACAAGATCATCGAGGCTTTCTTCGGCACTCGCTACATCGGAGCGGCTGGCACCACGACTGATGCCTTCCCATCCGCCAATGACGTTGCCGTTGATTACGTCGCATCTGGATCGCCTGCTAATTCCGGCCTGACCGTCGATAAGGTCATCCGCGCAGTTCGCAAGCTGAACGAGGCCGAAGCCCCTCAGTCCGACCGCTACCTTGCTCATACCGCTTCGGAGCTTGAAAACCTCCTGCGCACCACGCAGGTCACAAGTGCCGACTACGCGAACGTCAAGGCGCTGGTGAACGGCAATATCGACACCTTCATGGGCTTGAAGTTCATCCCATGCGAACGCCTTCCAATCGTGACCGCAACGGACATCACGTCAGTTGCCGTGTGGCACAAGTCGGCCATCAAGCTCGCCATCGGTGAGCGCGGAACAAGCATGAATCCGGTCCCGACTCGCAATGATGCGCTGCTCGTCCGCTCCCACATGATGCGCGGTGCGGTTCGCACTCAGAACAACCTTGTCGTTCGCATCTTCTGTGACCGCACTCCGTAGTCTGTAAACTGACGGCGGGAGGTTCAAATCTCCCGCCTTTCTCCACCTCAACTCCTGACATTCTACTTTTATGGCAAATCTCTTTTCCACTCTCGCAACCGCGCAGAACACCGCTACCACGAACGGCGCTGACCGTCCTTCTCTCCCGTCCTACGGCGGCAAGCTGACTCAGCTCGACATCGCAATCACGGCAACCGCCGCAACAGCCGATCCCCTGTATCTGCTTCGCCTTCCCAAGGGTGCGCGACTCCTGGCTGATCAGTGCAGCGTCGATTACGAAGACCCCGGAACGTCCGTTGTCTGCCACATTGGCGACTTCACCACGGCATCTACTCCTGTCGTGATCGACGTTGACCGCTATGCGACTTCGCTCGATCTCGGTTCTGCCGCTGGTCGCAAGGAGTTCAGTGAAGCTGGCACCAAAGGCGTCGCTTTCCTGACTCCATACGTCACGACTGCCGACACATGGATCGTCGTCACGTTCTCGTCCGTGGGCGCTGGCGTTTCTGCCGCCTACAACTTCCATCTCGTTTACACCCTCGGTTAAACCTCTCCACTTCAAGAGGCGGCGGGGCTTTGTGTCTCGCCGCCTTTTGTGCTTAAAACGACATGGCCGCAACCGCTACAGAGATCGCAAACCTTGCCATTGCCCACTTGGGCGGGCGGGCTTTGACGGCGCTTTCCACCGACACGACGCAGCAGGCGGCATCGTTGCGCAAGTGGTGGAATCCAGAGGCCGGAACGCCTGTTTACACCGCGCTCGATGAAATCTTGCGCTCGCATCCTTGGAACTTCGCCACAAAGCGGAAGCGCCAGACCATCACCTATGCCTCGCTTTCGGGTGGATCGGCTGTGACAATCTCCGGCGCACTCATCAAGATCACGCACACGTCTCACGGGCTCGTTACGGGAGATCGCGCCTATGTGAAGGATGTCGAAGGCGTGACCGCTGCGAATGGTCAATGGTATGTGACTCGCGTTGACGCGGACAATTTCACGTTGGATGACTCGGTATTCGCTGGCACCTACACCGCATCAACGGGCAAGTTCGTCTTGATTCCGCAGTTCGCCTGGGACTTCGCGCACACGCCGCCAACTGACTGCCTGCGCCCCCTTTCGATCAACGCGGACGGCGGGCAGAATGAAGACGACGGTTCGGACTTCCTTTATGAAGGCGGGCTGATTCTCTGTGATGACGAGACGATCAACCTGAAATACATCGTGCGAGTGACGGATGTCACCGATTACCCATCCGACTTCATCACGGCCTTTTCATTCCTGCTCGCATCCTACATCGCACAGGACACAGCGGGAGCCAGCGGCAAGGCGGCAGAGCTGCGCCAGTTCTACGAAAAGGCCATCGTGCCACCGGTGAAGGCCCGCGATGCCAACGAAGGAAAGGGCCGCAGGATTCCGCCTTTCGATGACTCTCAACTCGTCTCTGCGCGCGGTGGTTACTCCTTCTTCTAATGGGTGCTCAATTCCAAACGATCAAAGCAGTCTTCAACGGTGGCGAGATGTCGCCGCTGATGGATGGCCGCACCGATTCAGAGAAGTATGCCACAGGTTGCCGCGTGCTTGAAAACTTCATGGTGCGTTCCTATGGCGGTATCTTCAAACGCCCCGGCCTTCAATTCG